CGTTTCGCGCCCGGACCGTGGCTTTACCTCACCCCACAGCACCCCCAGCGCGATCCAGCTTTCATGCATCCCGCCAGCACCGTCAGGCACCGCCTCCAGACGCTCCAACACCAGTTTCGATGTCAGCCTCGGCCCGCTCATGCGCCGAACCCCAGCCGCACCGGGCGATATCGCGCAATCAGGCTGGTCACGCCGAACGGCATGCAGCCCTGTCCCAGTGAAGTCTCGTCCCGATATTCGTAATAATGTCCCGCCAGCAGCATCACTGCCTGCGCCAGATCGGCAGGCAGATCGCCAAACGCCTCAGCCATCCCTGCCTGAAACCGCAACTCCGCGCTCCCATGCTCTGGGATAGCGGGCAGACACTGCCCCATCGGCACCACCTTCGGCGCATCGCCATCCGCCACGAGCGCATAGCGCGCCGCATCCACCACAGTCCCAGCGCCAAACGCATCGACCAAAGCGATCTGCGTCACTGCTCGCACAGGGGCAATCAGCAAAACTTGGCCTGTCACATCCCGCCAACGATGAAGGCTGCACAGAAAATCGCGCACCAAAAGCGCTTTGCCCGTTCGCGCCTCGACCGCCGCCATCGCCGCCCGCAGAAACCCGCCCAACAGCTCGTCCTGAAGCCCGTCCTCAACGAAACCGCTGCCCATCCGCAGATGGTCACGCAACCGCGCCACCGGCAAAGCGGCATCCGGTATCTGGCTCTCTTCAATCAAATACATCTCGTGTTCTCCGCAAACCTGTCCCTCGTTCAGAGGCCGGTAAGTTGTCGGACGCGCGCCGCCGCCGCTGCTCGGACGGAGGGAGCGGCTAGACAACGCCGGCACACCGGCGCGCGCCCCATGAGGAGAACAGCCCGCACCGCCCTCCCCATGTCCGCATCACCGCTTAGGCAGTGGCGAAGCGCAGCAGCTTGATTGCAGCGAAATCGCTCACATCACCGCCCACACGCTTGGTCGCGTAGAATAGAACATGCGGCTTGGCGCTGAACGGATCACGCAGCACCCGCAGATCGGGACGTTCGGCAATCGTGTAACCCGCGCGGAAGTCACCGAACGCAATCGCATCCGCGTTCGACGCAATGTCCGGCATGTCCTCGGCAATCAGCACCGGATAGCCCAGCAGACGCGCAGGCTCTCCACTGGTGAATCCGTCCGACCACAGATGGCGGCCATCCGCATCCTTCAGCTTGCGCAACGTGCCCGCCGTCTTGGAGTTCATCACGAAGGTCGCATTGGCGCGGTATTCCGCTCCCAGCGCATAGACCAGCTCGATCAGCGCATCACCATTGCCGATGGATGCATCCACTCCAGTCGGCACATAGCCAAGGTTACCCCAGACCCACACGTCATTGTCCACCGCCCCGTGGTTCAGAATCCCACGCGGCTTATCGCTGCCATCACCCGTAATGAATGCGCCGGCTTCCGCGCGGCTGAACGTGTCGGCAATCTTGCCCCCAAGCCAAGTTTCGATGTCGAACGCCGTGTCGTCCAGCAAACGTTGGCTGGCCTTGGGCATCGCACTCAGCTCATAAAGTTTGATCGAGATACGGTCGATGGTGGGCGTCCCGGTCTCCGACCGTGCGCTGATCTCATCCGCCCAACCCGCACCCGTATCACCACGGTCGATCAGCACGTCATAACTTGACGCCTCCACATTCACGACCGACGCCACCGCTCGCAGCGAAGCGCTGCCCTGCAAAACGCCTTGAATGGTCTCCGACGTCACCGGGTCGATCAGAAACCCACCATCGCCGTTCACATTGGTGGACATGGATTTCACGTCCATTTCCAACCCGCGCAGCGCGTCATCATCGCCAGTCCGCAAATAGGCATCAAAGGCCTGATAATGCAGATCATCGCTGCGCACGCCGCCCGCCAGCGCCGGGCGCGCCGTAAATGCTGTCTTCTTGTCGATCTTGGTCATTCGTTCTTCCTGTTCCTGTAGCTTTTTGTCGAAGTCGTCGCGCTGTCGGCGCATATCGCCAACCAGCCCTGCCAACGCGGCACCCACTTGGGTGAACGGAGACAGATCTTCCCCGCTCCGCGACGTTGTCCCGGTCTCACTCATCCCGATTTTCCCATCTCTGAAGGGTGGCCCTAGCCGTCCACCAAGTCCCGGCGCGCCTCTTCGATCAGGCGTGCCATCTTCCGCAGATCCGCCTCCACAGGGGTTTCCCCCTTGGCGGCCACCCGCGCACTGGGCAGCATCGGGAAGGTCACCAGCGACACCTCCCACAGCTCCAGTTCCGTCAGAACCCTGCGGCCCTGCTTGTCCTTCGTCGCCGCTTTGGTGCGATAGCCGATCGACAACCCGTCAATCGCCCCCGCCGCCACCAGCGCCGCCGCTTCCCGACCGCGTGCGACGGTCTCTAGCAATCGACCTTTCACATAAAGTCCAGTGCCGTCTTCGCGCACCTCATCCCAAATGCCGATGGGCTGTGCCGGATCGTGCTGCCAAAGCATTTTGACCGCGCAACCGCTCTTGGCCAAACGCTTCAAAGACGCCCCATAAGCCCCTGTTGCAACGATATCATTTCCTTGATCACACTGCTCAAATCGTGACGCATAGCCTTCGATCACAGTGCCATCCGTAACCGTCACATCTGCATCAAACCGACAAAACTTCCGTTCCAAATCCATCCCAAACTCCTTCATGGCGCCACCTGAACAAAATTCAGAAACACATCCGCGAGCACCGCCGCCGCAACGCCATAAACCGCCAGCCACACCCGCCGCTCCAACCGCTCGATCAACCCTTCGATCCGGTCTAGCCGCCCCGAAATGCCCTCGAACCGCAATTGCGTGACCCGCTCATGGCCTTCCAGCTTCAACGCAGGCGCACAGTCAAACGGCTCATACCCTGGTCGAGGCTCACTCATCGGCAAGCACCGGTAAGCCAAGCAACGCGCGCTTTTCCGCCGCCGTCAGGAACTCCGCCCGCGCCACCCGCGTCCATTGCGCATCGCGCTCTGCCGCCAGCGCGGGCACCTGATCCAGATCGGGCTTCAGCACCAAGTCCTGCCCTGCATGCTGCGACAGCCAGGCCGACAATGCCGCCGTCACCCGCGACACCAATGGCAAAACCGTCAGGCGATAAAACGCCCGATGCGCCTCGGCATAGTTGGCAAACGTCGCCTCTCCGGGAATCCCCAACAACATCGGAGGCACCCCGAACGCCACAGCAATCTCCCGAGCTGCCGCTTCCTTGGTCTTTTGAAACTCCATGTCCGATGGCGAAAAGCCCATCGGCTTCCAGTCCAACCCGCCTTCCAAAAGCATCGGCCGCCCCGCATTGCGCGCGCCCATGTGATGGCTCTCGATCTCTTCGACCAAGCGATCGTACTGATCTGTTCCCATCCCCGACACACCATCCGTGCCATGATAGACAATCGCTCCTGAAGGCCGTGCTGCATTGTCCAACAATCCCTTGGACCAGCGCGACGCCGCATTGTGCACATCCAACGCCTGTGCCGCCGCCACCATAGGGCTGAGCCCGTAATGGTCGTCCTGCGGATGAAACGCCTTCACATGACAGATCGGCGCGGCACCGTCCCCCATGTCGAACCGATGCGCCTTGCCACCAACACCGTATTCATAGGCAACAGGCCAACCATCTAGCCCCGGCACCAATTTCATCCGGTCCGACCGCAAGACATGCAACTCACCAGGCACACCACTTGCGCCAACCGCTTCGAAATACCCGTCGCCAGACAACAACAACTGCCCATAGAACGCTTCGAACAACTCTGCCTGCCCCTGCGCCGGGTTCGGCCTGCGCAATACATCCAAAAGCGGATGCACCTCGTAGCGCTGCGCCTGATCCTGAAGCACCAACGGCACCGCAGCGCCCGCCTCTGCGATCAGCTTGACCGCCCTAAACCCGACCGGATTCCCCGTAAACCCGGTTCGCGTCAGCGATGCCGTGTCCCGCGCCGACCATGCCACGCGGCCCATGTTCTGCCAGGCCACAACCGGCCCTGTGGCACTGGCCTTGCCCTCAATCCCGGCCTCTTGCTTGCGGCCATGCCGAAAGATGTCCCACACCATGCTGCTGCGCTCCTCGCAAATCCCGTTTCGTTTCCGGCACGGTCGGAAAGGTCTCTCGAACCCCTCCGACCGGCCATGTGCCAAAGACCCACGCCCACAGGTCTCTGGCGTCCCCAGATACGGCTCCCCCGTCCGCAGCCCGCCGCATCGCAGGGCCCCGCTCCCAAATCACCGTTCCGTCAAATGCTGTGGCGCGTCCCGTCCTGCGCCGTCTTGATGAAACCAACCTACCCAGCAAAGGTTAACGGCTGGAAACCATAACGTACGCTCAGCGGCGCAACGTCCGAACCCGCGGCACACGCCATTCCGCCGCCCGCGCGATCACAAGATCAGTTAAAGCCCAAACCAACGCATCCAGCCGATCCGGAGACCCCGTCCCCTGGTAGCCAAGCCGCGTCATCTGGCACATCTCATCCTCCAGCGCGTCAAACGCCCCATAGTGCGCCACACGTCCCTGCTCGTATAAAGCCGCCACAGGCTCGGCACGCGCCGCCTTGGACCGTGACGCGTGGACCCGCACAACCGGAACCATCGGATCGACCTGCCGCAACACGGCCTCCACCATGTCACCTCCCTGATTGACCTCGGCCACCAACGCATGTGCGCCCCAGCGCTCCATCGCCGTGATCGCCCGCCGTGCCCAGATCAAGGGCGACACCCCCTGAACCGTGCAATCTTCCAACACCACCGCACGCCAGTCCTGCGGCGGCCCGTCTGTGTTCACCCCCGCCACCACGATCCCACAGGCATCCGACCCCTTACCGCTCGACGCTGTCGGATCGACCGCGACAACGATCCGGTCAAACCCGGGCACCTCAGTGCACCGCGTATTCTCCAACGCCTCCATCGTCCACAAAGCCCCCTCAGCCTGATCAAGCAGATCTCCATCCAACTCCTGCCGCCCCAATCTGGTGCCCGCATAGCGCGCCCGCACTTCGTCAAGGAACGACGACGCCAGATAAGCCCGGTTCGCCTCGGTCGGTGCGCGCGTCGCAACAGTGGATGGCGCATCCAGCAAAGACTTCAGAACGCCCACATTTCTTGGCGTGGTTGTCACGCACACCCGTGGATGCGCCCCCAGCCGCAGGGTGAACTGCAACATGTCCCAGGCCTCCTGCGCGCGCTTCCACTTGGCCAATTCATCCACCCACGCGCCATCGAACTGAGGCCCGCGCAAACTCTCCGGGTCATGCGCTGAACAGGCAACCGCCTCGGCCCCGTTGGGCCATCGCAATATCCGCCGTGTCGCAAGCCACTCGGGTCGTCGATCAGGTGGCGAACAGGCCATGATCCCGCTGTCGCCAAAGATCATCACCTCGCGCACCTGATCCAAGGTCTCACCCACAAGCGCCACGCGCCGGGCTGCCCCCTTGTCCAAGGGTCGCGATCCTTCAACCATGGACCGCACCCATTCGGCACCGGCGCGGGTTTTCCCCGCGCCGCGCCCACCAAGGATCACCCACGACCGCCAGTTTCCCTCTGGGGGTAACTGGTGCGGATGCGCCCAGAACTCAAACAGGTAGGGCAACGCCAAAAGCGCCCCGTCCACCTCTTCAAGACTGCTCAGGAACGCGTCCCTCTCGGCAACACTGGCGGAGGCGATCAAGTCGGCACCCGACCGCAACCCGCGCCGCATCGAGGTCAAGCCCGTAAGCCCCGTCAATTGCGGCATGTTCTCGGCGATGTCTTTCAATCTGAACCTCCGTTTCCTTAGCGTGTTTCAGCCAGGCCCGCAATTCGGACAGCGCTTTGGCTGCCTCGGTTGCAGTCCCCGTTTCTCCGGCCTCCACCTTGCTGCGCAGCACCGCCACCATCTCGCGGATAGTCCGCAACTCCTGCGCAATGGCATCGCGCTCAGTCTCAAGCGCGGTGCCCATCTCTTCTGCAGTGATCAAAACCATGCGATCCCTGCCTCCTGTGCTGAATGGATCTCCGTCCATCGATGCACCGGCAGGCCACGGAATGACCCGCAACCTGTTGATGCCTAGCAGGCACAAAGCAATAGAAAGGACATTTGGAAAGAAGCGGCTAACGCACCGCGCGCCGGGTTAAGACCTTAGCAAGACCCTGCGCTCAAAGGCACCACACCCGGGCTCAGGTAACAAATTGAAGTGATTCAGGGTTTCTTAACCACAACGCGCGCGGCTCAGAAAATCCCTCGCCGCAGCATGTTCAGCCCAAGGATCAGGAACACATACAGCACCAGCTTGCGAAAGCCTTCATTCGAAAACCGCGATCGCAACCGCGCCCCAAGCGAGAACCCCAACAAAGTCGGCAGGATCAAAAGCAGTGACACAAAGCCCAACTCTGGCGTCACCAAACCCTGCTGCACATAGGCCACCGCAAAAGGCACGCCTCCCACAAACAGCAAAAGGCCTGTCGCGCGGACAAACTCGTCCTTGGGCACCTGCCGCGCGCTCATATACATGATGACCGGCGCGATCCACACGCCGGAAAGCCCCCCTAAAATGCCCGCAAGATTGCCAAAGATCACCTGCGCAACCGTGTCAAACCTGTCCGGAATGCGCGGCATCGCAAAGCGTAAATTCAGCACCGCGAAAGACACAATGGACAGACCAAGCGCCAGAAAAATGACCCTGTCCGACACGTTGGCAGACAGCAGCACTGTCAGGAACACGCTCACGCCCAACGCAATCGCAAACACCCAATAGCGCGAGATAGCCCCCCGCAGATCGCCCATTGTCCAGATCTGCCAAGCGTTCGATGCGATGATCGGCCCAAGTCCCATCGCAATCGCCGTACGCGGGTCGATGACCATGGTCAGCATGCTAATCGCCGCAGTTGGCAGACCGATGCCCACAAGCCCTTTGACCGAACCGGCAATGACAAACACCACCGCGCCCACAAGCAGAAAGTCGATCACATCCATGCCGGGGGAACTCCCTCAGGTAAGGGCAGGATCAATTATCCCGCTGCGCTTCAAGCGCCCGGTACGCCGCCACATTGGCGTTATGCTCGGCCAACGTCACCGCGAAATTATGCCCATCCGCCGGATCAAGGGTCTTGGCCACGAAGAAGATGTACCCTGTTTCATCCGGGTTCAGCGCCGCCTCAATAGAGGCCCGGCCTGGATTGGCAATCGGTGTCGGCGGCAGCCCGTCGATCACATAGGTGTTCCACGGCGTTTCCGCCCGCAATTCGCTCTGCCGTATACCGCGCCCCAGCACGCCCTGACCGCGTGTGATGCCATAGATCACTGTCGGGTCGGTCTGAAGGCGCATGCCCTGCTCCAGTCGATTGACAAAAACACTCGACACAAGGAACCGCTCGTCAGGTGTGCCAGTTTCCTTTTCGATAATCGACGCCATGACCAACGCCTCTTCCGGGCTGTCATATGGCAACCCGTCCTGCCGGTTGGCCCAAGCCTCGGCCAGAATACGTTCCTGCGCTGATTCCATCCGCGCCAACAACTCGGCTCGGCTGCTGCC